GTCCCATTCCGCTTCTTCATGGGTGCGGTTGTCCGCGAGGCGGTAGGCTTTCACCTGCGCTTCGGTTAATCCTTCCGCCACATGGACGGGGACTTTTTCCAATCCCAGTTGCTGGGCGGCAAGCAGGCGTGTGTGACCGACGATCACCACCATGTTGCTGTCCACCACAATCGGTTGCCGCCATCCGAATTCACGGATGCTGGCTGCGACCTTGGCGACTGCTGCCTGGTTGTTCCTTGGATTACGCGCATAGGGAATTACGCGCTCGATTGCTGTAAGCGAAACGTGCATATTTCGGTTCTACTTTTAAGTTAATGGCGTTTTTTCAGGGCTTTGCTTTGCCCGTTAGCGAAACGAAATCGCTATTTTTATTCTGTCGCTGGCGAAATCCTGCGCCTCGCGCCCCCGCATAGGACTTCGCGCGGAAGTACCTAAGCCGTGGGGGGGCCTGTGTGGGCTTGACGTTGAGGGGGATTTTGTGAGGTCGTGTGTTGCACGCACCTCTCGCGATTATGTGTGTCATAATGCCAGAAAATGTTGCAAATGTAGAGAACAAAAGTGTTGCAACACTTTTCATCAACGATCCTGCGCGTTTAAGTGCGTTGCAATCTTGGTGCAGGCAATCACCCACTTGCGCCATGCAGTTGAACGGTCGCACCCAAACTCCCAGCAGATAGTTTTCCACCGCACACGCGCAGCACGCTTCCATATCAGCTTACGCTCCTCCACCTCAATCCACGTCATCCACTCAAACGTCTGCTCAAGGCGTGAGATAGCGTCAGGCGCAGCGCGCAGTCGAATGGGGAACGCTTCTTGGAACATCAGTTCGTTCGGCGTATGCACCACCTCAGGCCATACGTTGAAGTAGCCTTTCACCTTCACAGGTGGCAGGCGTTTGAGTGTTTGAATCGCTTCCTCAAAATGATCCGCCACTTTTTCGTGTGTCCATTTATCTCCCATAGACACCTCCTTGCGTAATCTCAGCAAGCACGGCAGCATAACCAGCAATGTCGGTAATGCTGTCGAGGTGAGCGGCATCAACGTGAAGGCGTGCCAGCTTCAGATCAATCAGGCACAGAACAACAGCGGCAGGGCTGACTTCCACGCCCAGCGTAATCGACCAGCGTTTTGCCACCTCGTTAAACATTTGTGTGGAGTCGCCGTATTGTGCGCGGCGATCTTCCACGATCTGTAAGGCGTGTTTGAGTAAGTTTTCTCCTTTCATTATTTCCTCCCTTGGTCATGTTGTTCGATGGCAAAATGCAGCAGCGCGAGTGCGTCAGCCTCGTTGTCGTCCTCGGGTTTGTGACCGAGGGCTTGCACGGCAGCGATCACCTGATCCTTGCTGGCGTTGCCTTTGCTGGTAATGAAGCGTTTGATTGTGCCGACTGGCACGCCCTCATAGGGAATGCTGTGGTGTTCGCACCAGGCAGTAAGCTGCGCGAGGAAACCGCCGTAAGCGTGGGCAGCATCAACACCGATGTGACGGCGCACTTCTTCAAAATAGACAGCGTCAATGCGTCCAGAAACATTGCGAGTTTCATTGAGCCAGCGTTCAAAACGCAGGTAACGCATGCCACCGCCTTCAAAGCGGCGTGGCTTGAAACTTGCCGTGCCACTGACAATGCGGCCGTATTCGTTGCGGATTGCCCAGCCTGTGGATGTGCCAAGGTCAAGGCTGAGTAGGATTGGTTTGGGGTTGGTCATAGAGCCTCCTGTTGGGTTAATGCTGTGCATCCCTCCAACCCACGACACATGTGAGCGGCGAACTCCCCAGAGGGGGTTACGCACACATTTATGTGTGGGAGGGAGATGACAAACTGGGGTGAGAGAAAAACTGTTGCGTTTGCTGGGGTTTGCGTCAGTTGACCCAGTTTGCGCTTCAGTTTGACGTGTCCAACTGGAATCGCTCTCAAAGCCTTGAAAACGCTGGATTCCAGTTTGCGGCAGTTTGACAGTTTGCGGGTCAACTGCTTCAGTTTGACGGTGTGTTTCATTCGCTTGCCCCCTCGTGGTAAATCCACACTTCGGGGTCTTCGACCGGCATCAGACCGCCGTCCGAAGGGGAGCGGAAATGCGTTGGAAGAAGCCGTTTGAAAATGGTGGTGATCTCACCTGTGACAGGATCAACGTCAGTTTTGTCAGTCGGTGTTTCCATGCCTTCAACGCATAGAAATCCGTTGCGCGAACGTGCCGCGCCTTCCTTCACAAACTTGATGTAGCCTTTGGAAGTCAGCACTTCGATGCGATCACGGATCGAATGCCTGCCACCCAATTCCGCCTTGTGTTCCCACACCTGACAAAACATGCTGCTGGTGTAGAGTTCGCCTTTGCGAGCCTCATCAAAGATGATTTCCAAGATTTTATCGTGCTTCCTGCGGCGTTCTGCATCGAGCTTTTGGCCGTAATCCTTGTTCACCAGCCGCGCGGATTCGAGTTCGAGCTCGCGCCATCTGCCGTCAATTTTGTCGACGTATTTGTTTTCCAAGCCTTCGCCATTGCGGAGCTCAAACATCAATTGCTTGATGCTGCGGCTCTCGTCAGGGCGGAACATGATGATGCCCGTGGTGTAGAAACTCCGCAGGCTTCCTGCGCCGCTCAAGCCTTGGAATGGATCTTCTTCCAGCAGCTTCTTGGTGATTTTCTTGGTGTGGTGGGCAAGGATAACGCCAGCATTCGGGTTTATGCGGTGGCGCACGCCCTCAATGCGATCCTGCAAAAATGCCAGCATCGCGCTGTTATCGTTCTCGCTGCCTGATTTACCGCCGTCATAGACATTGCGGAGCGGATCGATGACGATCACATCCACCTCGGACGGAACAAAATGCCCGAGAATGGTATCGACCATTTTTTCAACGCCACCTTCATCAAGCAGCATCCGCACTTGCGGTGTGACCACCAGATTATCGCGCACGAGCGGCATTAAGTTTGGATCAAAGTTCAGCTTTTTCAGCCGTTCACGCAGGTAAAAATAGCCAATCTCCGCCTGTAGATAGAAAATCTTGAGCGGTCGCGCGGGTGTCATACCGAGGAACGGTATTCCTGCAGCCATGTAGGCAAGCCAACAGATCAGCAGATCGCTTTTGCCAACCTTCGGTGCGCCGCCGAGCACCAGCAATCCACCAGGCGTGAGTATGCGCGGCGCGACGATGTCGGACGGCATGGGTGTATCGTCATCCAGATAATGCCCGACCGAGAATGCAGGAATGGCGGTAGTGGGGGCGACAGTGGCGCGAGTGGCGGATACCAGAAATGCGCCGATGTCCATGCCTTCAAGCACAGCGTCCGCAGCATCCCATTTCTCGGGTTTGCCTTCGGGTACGGCAAGCACCGCCAGTGAGGCAACACCCAGTGTTTTGAGGCGAGCCGCCACGCTCTCCGCATATTTGAACCCTGGCTCGTCGTGATCAGGCCAGATGATCACATGCTTACCTGCCAAAGGTGACCAGTCAGTTTTGTCAGTTGGTGCGTTTGCCCCATTCATAGCGGTGGTGGCGCACACACCAGCATCGATTAATGCCTGCGCGGCTTTCTCACCCTCAACAAGCACCACGGCATTTGCCGCCTTGATGCCTGGTTGGTTATAAAGCGGCCTGATTTCAGGAGCGCGGTTGCGGCGTGTCTTTACATCCCATGGGCGGAACTGCTTGCCGCTCGGCGGATCGTAACGGTAAACGCAGGCGATCAGGTTGCCATCTACATCCTGATAGTCCCATTTGCCCGTAACAGGGCCGAGGTCTTCCGTTTCAGCCGATAGCACATGCTTTGGAACAGGCTTGCACGGACTGCCCAGCCATTCATGGATTGCGCTGATGACATCAGGAAACTGACTGCGCGTGTCTTTGCCATGCACGCCAGCCCAGAGGGCAATAACATCGCCACCTTCACCCGTCGCAAAATCATGCCACTGACCAGTTTTCGTGCCGTTCAGTTCAACAACGAGGCTGTCGCCTTTGTTGCCATGAATATCACCAACATGAAACTTTCCGTTCCTGATGACACCAGCTGGCAATAGGTAATGCAAAACCTCGCGTAGCCTACCGAGAAGCAGTGATTTAATCTCATCAACTGAGATGGTTGCTTCTTCTTTGGGTGTGGTTTGGGTGCGTGCATCGTTAAAATCTTTCCAGTCATGACTCATGCATTCCCCTCCCAACACCGCTGTCGGTAGGAGCAGAATCGGCATTCATAATATTCAGGGTCGGCGGTGAAGCGCGGCATCAACTCGCCAGTTTCCGTGGCACGCAGGATCATCACGGCGCGATCACTTGCTGCCTGCGCGATTGCAGCATCAAACGGTACGAGCTCGTGATAAATCTCGGCGGTGTCTTTATTAACGGCGGTAAACAACGCGGGATTGCGTGAAATGCCAGCAACCGTGCCTTCCATATATGCCTGGTAAATCGCTATTTGCGCGGCATACACAGGCTTGGATTTCGCCACGCCATTTTTGACAGTG